GGAACTGAGTTCATGCTGTCTTTCCAGTCCCTCGCATTCGGAGTTGGCCACATTTTCTTTTGTTCGTAATCTACTGCGTCCGCTAACTTCGCCCCGAACTTCTGGCCCGTTCCTTTCCTCGTTACTGAGTAACCCGTTTCCGTTTCCGTCACGTAATCCCCCATTCCTGGAAAGTAATCTGTCGCTTTCGGAGTCGGCCACTTCTTGTGAGGGTTTTTGCTTTGACTGTCCGTTACTGCTGCATTTAGATTCCATCCGTGCGTTCCCTTGATCATGCTCGGACTTGGTTTCTCTGCATACGCCATTCTTTCCGATGCTCTCGGAGTTGGCCATAACTTCTCCTCCCTCATGTCCGTTGTTGGATAGCCGTACTTCACTTGTTCCGCTAGAGATCCTGGTGGAACTGTATTCCTCCCCATGTCGTTTCTCATCTTTTCCCTTTTCTTCAAGGCTTCCTCCGACCTTTCCGATATGTTTGTCGCACTTGGGGTCAACCATAAGTTTTCCGATAATCCAGACTCTGTCTCTTCTATGGGGCGCTTCGATACCGCAAGCTGGAATAACATACGGTTGCGTGGAGTAATTTTCTGTTTCCAAGTCAAGACACACATCATCGAGTGCCATGTTGACGAAGCCAGCAACGTTTTCGATAATGACCCAAGTGGGTTTCTTGGATTTAATAATTTCAAACACGTACGGCCAGAGGTGTCTGTCGTCTTCTTTTCCTTTGCGATTGCCCGCTTGACTGAAGGGTTGACAGGGGATTCCTCCGCAGAGGAGGTCGAAGTCTTGAATAATTCTTTCTGGTTCATTTCCTAATTCCTTTAAATCATCATAAATTGGCACGTTAGGCCAATGTTTGTTTAATACTTTACAACAAAACTTATCTACTTCGCAAAATGCTACAGTTTCAAAAGACCCTGTTGCCTCTAATCCTAATGAGAATCCACCGATTCCCGAACATACATCTAAAACTTTAATCATTAATACGAATCGTTAAAAAAAACCCAAGCTATTAAACATAATCCTAAAATAGTAAGTAAAGATCCTGTTAACATTCCTAAAACAAACATTACAATTCCTCGTAATGCTTAATTAATTTATCTAAATACCAAGATGCTTTTTTTAAATCTTCTATATTAGAAGTTTTATATTTATGCCTATGTATGTATTTAATTACCGATCCTTCTAAATAAGCAAAGTAAGAAGATCCTAATTGTTGTTTGATGTATGAAATTGCCTCCATTCCACCTTTATTATAATGAGGAGGATGGTTTACATTATCTACCTCATTAACAATTACCTCATCCTCATCATTACCAAATGGGGGTACACTAGCTTTTATCGTCATTCAAATTTACCTCTACAACATCAGGCGAATTATAAACGGACGCCTGTTTTCCGTTCAGTACATCTTTGTACTGACTAACTAAATTGCTTAAATGATCCCAACCAGAAGCTAAATCATCTGCATTCATGGTAAAAATCTTACTTGCAAATGGTTCTTTCTTTTCTTGGGCAACAAAAATAAAACTATCAACTTTAAATCCAGCTTTCTCATAACCTCGTTTATACCAAGAAGCCTGTAGATCGTATTGATATTTTCTAATTGAAGATGTAAAAGATTCTATTGAACAACTTTGCGTTGTTTTATAATCTATAATGCTGATTGTGTTAGGAGAATATGGCGAAGTAATTGGATGTCTTATAACATCTGATTTTACTTTTAATAAAACTCCATCTTCTTCCCAAAAAACAGCAACCTCGTATGGCGAAACAAAACTATCTGGGTACTCATTCTCGCTTGGATTAAGAAGTTTCTTACCCTCGCTTAATAAAGCACGATCCATAGCGTATATTTTGTCTCGGTCTGAAGCAGAAATAACAGTTAGGCCTCTAGATTCATAATCTTGTTTTAAAGATTTGTTAGCATTTGTATATGGAGATCCAGTCAAACAAGCAACTGTTTCATTAAAAGCTTTCTCGCCCTCAACAACTAAAGCATGGGCTGCTGTCCCAAATCTAAGAGCGTGACTATCTTCAATTGTTTCATGTAACGCATGTAATTGGCTTTGTCCAAAACGTCTGATGGTTGAGGAAGAAACACCAGGCGACATATGATAAAAGTTATGCTCCATATTAGGAAAATAGATCGCATCTCCAACCTCCTTATAATTTTCCTGTTCTAAAGTTTCAGGCAGTTTTATGTTCGTCATCTTTCTCTCCTTTTTTTGAAATCTCATGGGCTATTTCAAGCATAAGCTTTTGCATATCGGCCATAAGGTAATTTAATTTATCATCATTAATGATGTCTTGGTTTTGTGTTTTTAAATCCATATCAATCCTCCATTTGCATTATAAACTTATTTTATATAAAATGTCTACTTAATGGAGACAATTAAAAAGAGAGGTAAATATGTCTAAGTCTGGACAACTATACATGGATACTCAAGATGCCTTTGATCATGCTGTTGAGGATGGTTACAAGAATCTACATGAGTTATCTATAAACTACGCAAAGTATTTTAAGGAGTTTACGGGTTATAACTGCTCAGATCCTTTAAATGAGTGTAGAAGAATACAACAAGAGAGAGAGATGATGGATAGCCCTTTGTAAGCTAAAGGGAAAATATTCTTCATAATACAACACTATCTTATTACTTACTCTCCGTATGTCCAAGAGATAGGCATTTGGCTTCAAGGGGGTCAAGTTGGAAACCCCTTGCTTTATCATAGGAGAAAAAAATGATGTTACAACTAGGATCTCAATTAAAAGAAATGAATGATTTTGGCCACATGGAAATAGCAGATAAATTAATTGTTACTTTTAGCAAGAATTACAGGGTAGATCTATCTGAATTACCTTTAAAAGAAATACACGAAATATTAAATGACAACGACTGGATAAGACTAGCCTTTGCTATTAAGTATGGGAGTGAGTTACATTGATTGAAGAAACAAGAAAATGTAAAGTTTGTCAAAAAGTAAAACCTTTAACATCCAAATATTTTAATAACAGATTAGAACTTAAAACAGTTCCACCTTTTCGCTGGGACTGTAAGATCTGTTATAACGCTTATAAAAGAACTCATCCAGGTTATTTTGAAAGAAAAATGCTTCAACATGCAAGAAATAGGGCTAGGATTAATAGTCGGGAGTTTAATATAACTATTGATAATATTTCTATACCAAGTCATTGTCCTGTATTGGGCATCAAATTGGTTCATGGATGGGATGATGATGAAAGCTGCCCAACATTAGAAAGAATTGATAATAATGTAGGCTACACCCCAGATAATGTGATGGTTGTATCTGCTTTAGCAAACAGAGTTAAAAGCTCTGCTACTTGGCAACAAATCATACAAGTAGGAAAATTTTATAAAGATTTAGATCTAAACAAAAGACAGGCCAAGACTAAAAAAGTCATCAAATCAATCAAAAAAATTATCATTCGTCAAAGAATAAAAGAACTTAAAAAACGCAAGTAATGTATTTAGTAAGAGCATTGTTTTTGGTAGAGGATGATTTTGCTAATTCAGAGTTTCTTGGATTAACAGAGCATTTAAAAGAAAAGGTTGATAAAAAACAAGTTACTTTTGAGTTAATGAATCCTGGCAAGTCAAGTAGGATTGAATTACAAGATCTTGCCGAAGAAAACAAACGCCTAGCACAACAAGTTGAAGGTTGGCAAGAGCTTTGCGAATTTCTTAAAAAGTAATTGATTTACTAAAGACAAGCTTCTCATTATTTAATATGATGAGGTATGAGTTTAAAAATAGTAGATATTAATAAGAAAAAAGGTAAGCCTAGTATTAGTGAGATAATTGATTCCTGCGATAGTATGCTTAATAATTTTGAACTTAGGGGAGAAAGTAGGCTTAACACAAGTCTAACTCTCATGTCTTATGCTTTCTCCGTTATATTAGACTCTACAGACAACGAAGATTTAAGTTTGGGATATGTGCATGAGATCTTATCTAATTACGTAGATCAATCTGGACTCGTTACTTTTGTTCCTGAGTTTGATGTTAAATTAGATCCAGAAACTCCAAAGAATTAATATTGTCTTATTTTTGTCATAAATACATGACGTCCGAAACCCCTGCGGTTACAAGCTTTGTCAATTATTTTATTTTTTTCATTTTTGTCATGGAGATTAAGGGAAACTTACTAATAATATGAAATAATTCTTGACGGGACGGGAACAAAGTTTTAGAATCTAGGAAAATACTATAAGATTTAGTAGGGATGTCTAGTATTATAATTCCTCATCAGGATCTGGTCCTGCAAGCTGGTCTGCTGTTTTACATAAATACTTATAGCTAATACAATCTAGGTATGAAAAACCAAACCCAAGAACAAGATCTAGAATACAAGCCTATCATTGAGGCTACAGACGAACCCCCTATAGAATATTGCAACTTAGATAAACGCCTTAATCGTAGGCAACACTTGTTTATCTGGCACTCCGTTAATAATCCTAGAATGTCTTTCGTAGACGCTGCAACTAAATCTGGCTATAAAGATCCTCGCCAAGCAGCAAACAAACTTATGATGAACCCTCTGGTCCGAAGTGAATACAACTATTTGATGAATGAGGTGAAGAAGAAGTATGAGTTAAATTATGATAGGGCAGTTCAAGATCTATATGATATTAGAGATAAAGCCTTAGAGCATGGATCTTTTAACGCTGCAATAACTGCTCAAAACTCTTTGTTGAAAATAGGTGGATTAATTGTTGATCGTAAAGAAGTTAAATATGGCCTTGTAGATCAAATGAGCCGAGAAGAAGTGGAGAAAAGACTACAACAACTTCTCGGTCAAACTATTGAAGGACAATTAGCAGAGGATGACTCAACTCTTGTTCCCGTCCTCGGCACAAAGGATGAGGATAAAAAGAATAACGCAGATAGTAAATAACACTTGCTCTCTCCAAAAAGGTGATTGAGTGGCTTATAAAGGGGGAGAAAGATAACTTCCAAATAACATAAGGAGTGAAAGCTATCCTTTAAACCACTCAATCTTGATTGATTATAATTGTTTACTTGATGTGGTTCAAGTTAAAGACTCTTCAGGATCATATCTTGATCCATTAACAACATTAAACTTAGCCAAGAAACTCTCAACTTCATCTAATATATCGTTAAATATATCTTGTCCCTCGTCAGTATAAGAATATCCAATATCGTCATTACCCAGAAGATAATCTTCGTATGATCTATTCAACCTATCTTGCATAATTTGATCTGCAAACAGACAAGTATGCTCAATATAAATTGGTGCTGGTACGCATATCAATTTGCTGTATTCATTCAATTGTTGCTCGGCTTCTTGCCTTGTATCAAAAGTTTCTCCAAGAGGGGATATTTCCCACTCACCAACGCCATTTTCACATTTAACTAT